CAGAGAACGATTCTGCTATCAAATGGTTAAAGTCTCTTGGGTTTACCTTTATTCAATATCACGAACACTACGGTATGCAGGGTAAACCATTCTACGAATTTCTGAGGATCGCATAGATGTGTGTTGCAGCATTACCAGGAGTAGCAGCATTAGGCAGTGCAAGCCCGCTTTTCTTTGCATCGTTAGGTCTTAACTTGGCTTCTGGTCTTGCACAAAGATCAGCAGCACAGGCGGCAGCTAATCAGCAATACCAATCAGCTTTGATAGCACAGAGATCAGCAGAAGAATCTTTTGCCAGACAACAGGAAGCTTTAGGTGCGGAACTCAAAGAAACAAGAGCTTCAGCAGCACAAGAAAAGTTAGCAGCAACTATAAGAGGATTACAAGCTCAAGGTACAACAAGAGCTTCAGAGAGAGCAGGTCTTACTGTAGGTCTTTTATTACAAGATCAGGAAAGACAATCTGCTAACTTGAGAGAATCTATAAACCAAGCTTTGAACTCAGCAACAAGACAATACAGCAGAAATGTACAGGGGTTAGAAGCACAAAGAGATGACAGACAAAACAGACTGCAAAGTAATATTAATCAGGCTTACAACCAAGTTCCTTCACTTGGTAGCACCCTTCTGAATGTAGCTACACAAGGACTTACTTCTTACCAAGGACTTGCTAATTTAGGTTAATGACTAACAGTTTTCAAAGTACAGCTTTTAGAGGATCTGCAAGACCTGTAGATACTTTTGTAGCACCCCCTAGTGTTCAACCTAAAACTGGTATTGAGTCCTTAGCTAAAACACTGGCTGCTGTAAATCCTAATCTTCAAAAGTTTATTGGTTCAAGAATAGAAAAAGAAGTTGAGAAAGAAGAAGCTGAAGGTACAGAACTAGCTATAGAAGATGCTGCTAAAAACTTTAAAGATATAAGTAGAGGTGTTAAAAAAGCTGATGGTGAAGATGCAGCTAGACAACTAATAGGTGGAAGTATCTTTGCTGATCGAGCTTATCAAAGAACTAAAGCAGAGATCCTAGGCAGTAATTTAGCTAGTACTCTGTCTAATAGTTACGCAACTACACAAGTAGATGGCAAATCTTTAAATGCTTTTTCTCTTCAATCTCCACAATTTCAAACTTGGTTAGAAGGAGAAAGAACAAGAGTTGTTGATCAGTTAGGTGATATAAATCCTACCTATGTGAACAAATTCTTTTTACCAAAATTAGCAGATGCTACAGCCACTGTTACCTCTAGTCATATTAAACAACATCAGGAATATAACCTTGAAAAACTAAAGAACTTAGCTGTTCCTTTAGTAAAAGGATTGATAGTAAGTGATGATGAAACAGACCTGCAACTGATATCTAACTTTGAACAAAGCATGAACAACCTAGGTCTTGTTACCAAAGATAGAAGCGATCTAAATAAAACTATTGTAAAAGTTGCTATAGATCAAGCAGAAGCTGTTGGTCTTTCTGGTGGTGGTGATATGGATGGAGCAATAGAAATTTTAGATTTACTTCAGAAGTTTCCATATGGTGTTGATGGCAATCTAAATCTTACTGCTCATCCTGATTATCAAAATAAAGTTAATGATCTTAAAAGATCAATCAATAACTACATTTACGAATATGAAAACAGAAAAGATGTAGAACGAAAAAGAATACAAAGAGAAGATACTGTTAACCAGTTAAAACAATTTGCAGAAACTGGTGATGCTCAAATTATTAGTGATCTTATAAAAAAATATCCACTTGATGCTACAAAAATATCTACATCAGGTGTTGCTATTGATGGTAATACATTGGAAAGATCTGCTCTTGTAGAATTTGGAATGATTAGTGGTAATTATGAGTCATCTAAAGAAGCAAGCATAGCAGCTTTGCAGTGGTATCAAGACTCAAGAACACCTAAAACAGTACAGAACAGAAACAGGTTAACTCAACTATTAGGTACTGCTGAATCTGTTGAAAGGGGTGATTACACAGAAATCAACAAAGGTCTTACAGAATTGTTAGGTCAACTAAAAGGTGAATTTAGTAGTAGCGATTTTATTGTTGGTACTACAGGCCAACTAAATGACAACGGTTCTCGTAAAGTTACTGATTTTTATAACAAAGCAAAATTAGAGCTTTATCAATATCGTCTTAGTAAAGAAGGAAAAGCAGCCAATACTTTACAGATAATTGAAAAAATAGAAGCTGTTAAAAGTAAATACATCGAACAGGCAAGAAAGTTAAATCCAGGTATGAGTATTCAATCTGGATTAGATGATGGAGAAGAAAAGAAAAATAGAGAACAAAATATAGACGATATGCAAGGTGATGCTAATAGTAATTTAGAAGCAGGTGTTTTTACCGAATCTACACAAGAAGATATTGAAAGAGAAAAAGCTTTAGATAAGGAAGAGGAGGAAGAAAAAATTAATTTTAGTAACGACAGTCGAGTGCAATCCATTGTAAAAGCAGCTAAAGAATTAGGTATTAGTCCAATACCTCTTGCAGCAGTTATTGCACAGGAATCTTCATTTAGACCCTCTGTAGTAAGTACAGACAAAGCTACAGGTAAGCAATACACAGGTCTAATACAATTTGGTCCTTATGAAATAGCAAAGTACAAAATAAAAGCCAATATGACTTTTGAAGAACAAATGGTTGCAGTTGCAAGCTTCTTAAAAGATAGAGGCGTACAACCAGGTCATGGTGCTAAAGAAATATATGCAGCTATATTTACAGGTAATGTTTCTAATCTTGATAAAGGCGGTGCTGATTGGGCAGATTCAAATGGCACTACCGTAAACAAAGCATTACCTAATCTTTCAAAAGGAGGATCTAAGTATAAAATGGCTATAGATTTTCTTCAGCAAACAGGTACATACGCACCAAAAACTAATTAGTTATGACCGACTCAAACCCAATAGCTCGTTTAAAAAACTTTAGAGACAAACGACAGGAAGCAGGTAAAGAATTTCGTGAAAAGTTAAAGAAAGGTGGTGAACAGATAAAACAAACCACAACTTCTAAAGTTGTCAGAGGTGCTTTATCTGGTCCTTTAAAAGCTGTTAACGAAACTGTTGAATTTGTAGATGATATTTATGATTTTGCTGCTGGTAATCCATACGATAATAATGAATTGATAGATCTACAGGCATTAGGTCTTGAGATAAAAGGTGATAAAGAGGATTGGGCATATACAGTACCACAGGCTATAACACAGTTTTTACTACCTGCTGGTGCTATCAGTAAAGGATTAAAAGGTACAAAGCTAGTAGGTATGAACAATGCCTGGACTAGAAATGCTCTTGCAGGTTTTATTACTGATGCTGTTGTACAAGATCCTTATGAAGAAAACTTGTTCAATATGATTGACAAGCATCCAAGACTTGCAACCCCTATAAGTGAAGTATTAAAAGCAAAGACACCAGAAGAAATAAGTGTAGCTGAAGCAAGGTTAAGACAAGCTGGCGGTGGATTATTGGCAGGTGAAGCTCTTACTGCTTTAGGTATTGGTATTAAAGGTCTTAAAAAGACACCTGAGTTATATGAGAGAGTAATAAAAAGGTTATCAAAACGAGATGAAATATTAATGACAGATAATGTTGTTGATAATCTTGGTGATGAGATATTAGATCTTGGTCTTGATAAGCAACCTGCAACAACAACACCTAAAAATACAACACCAGTAAAGTTTGATTTACCTGATACAAGAGGTCAAAACGAGTTTTATCATGGTGCTGCTAGTGAAGTAGAACTTGTAGAAGGTGGTGAGTTTGGTAAGGCTGTAGAAAACTTATATGGAGATGGTTTTTATACAACAGATGATTTAGTTACAGGTGCTAAATATAAAAAGAAAAACAGAGTAAAAGGTAAAGAACCTAGTGGTGTTGTTTATAAAGTTACTGAAAAACAACCTGTTAAGTTTTTTGATTTAGATGCACCTGCAACACCAGAACGAATAGATCAACTACGTCAGGTATTTAGTCTTGATGATTATGAATCTGTTGACATTATTGACAGAGCTTTAGATGAAGCAGGTCCAAATGCAAGTATTGCAAAAATCTATGATGAGATTAAATTGGTTTCTAATGCTAATGATCTTAGTGCTAACACTACAGCAGACTTGTTTTCTTCTTTTACTGAAGGATTACAAAGAGAAGGTTTTGGTGGTTTAACACATCAAGGAGGAAAAAAGGCAGGTAAAGGCAAAAGACTACATCAAGTAAGAATATATTTTGATCCAACTAATTCCTTAGATATTAATAAAGTAGATCTTGACGCTTTGGCAGATCCTAAAGTACAAACCACATTCAACACAAAAACTAAAACAGGAGGACAATATTTTCAAACCACTACTCTTACAGGTGGTGGCGATCCTGATGTGCAAAAACTAATTATTGATAGAGCAAACAAGATAAAAGAACTTGATGCTAATAATGCTTGGCCTTATAAAAGAACCTTTGCTGATATGGTTAAAAATGCAAATGACTTATTACCAGCAGAAGTTATTGAATCTGCAAGATTGTTTAACGCTAGATATGGCAGAGGGGGAGAAGAAGACTTACCTGCAACATTAATAGCAATGAATCAACTAATGAATAAAAACGCTATTAACCTAGCTTCATTAGCAAAAACCATAGATGAAACCTTTGCATCAGGAAATAAAGCAGGGTTTTCAGAATTAAAAGAACAATTTGTTACAGAAGCAAAAGTATTAGATGGTCTTATTACTCTTAACAAACCTCTTAAAACAGTGCCAGCTCAGACATTAGCTGCTAACAGAGCAGGTGGTGGGGTAGGTAATGTAGCAGCTTCTGTAGATGACTTAGCAGGTAGAACATCAGCAGAAAAGGCAATAGATCAAGCTACTGATATTAGAGGAACTGTAAAAGAGCCTACAGATCCATTAGCTGAATTTTCAATGCAAGAAATATTAGATGCTGCTGAAAAAGGTGATAAGGCATCTTGGAAAAAACTAAGAATAATTACCAAGAAACTACAAGCTGCACAAGGTAATCCTCAAGCCTTACAAAAAATGGCTAATGAAAGTTTTATAATGAGAGGATTAAAAGGACAAAACGAAATATTTATAAACTCAATATTATCTGGACCAGAAACACACGCTGTAAACATTCTTTCTACTTCTTTAAATACTTTAGCTAGACCATTAGAACAAACACTTGGTTCTTTTGCTCAAGGTGATATGACAGGTGCTATTAGAGGTGGTAAAGAACTTTATTACCTAATGTCATCTATTACTGATTCTTTAAAAGGTGCGAAACTATCTTTTCAAATTGAAGATAATATTGTTAATCCTGGAGCAATGATTCAAGACGCTGATCGTTTCACAATAAGAATGGAAGGTGAAGGTCATATAGCAAATATAGTTAATACTTTTGGTACTATCATTCGTTTACCTAGTCGTTTCTTGCTTGCAGAAGATGAATTTTTTAAACAACTAAACTTCAGAGCTTATGTAAAAGCAAGTTCTTGGGAAGATGGCATGAGAAAAGGTCTGCAAGGTGCTGACTTACAAGACCATATACAAAGACAATTTGACGGAACAATAGAAATTGTAAACAAAAACAGCATGGCAAATGTTAAAGACAAGTCTGTTTTAGATCTATACGAAAAAGCACAACAGTATGCTGCTGAAACCACATTTACTGCTGATCTTCCAGAGGGTAGTTTAGGTGGTGCAATACAAGGAGTAGCAAGACATCCAGCAGGTAGAATAATCTTTCCATTTGTAAGAACACCAATCAATATATTTAAAGCACAGGTAAGAAGAACTCCTGGTGTTAATATGCTTTTACAAGAATACAGACAAGCTTTAAAAAGTACTGATCCATCTGTAGCAGCAAAAGCAAAAGGTGAAATGATACTTGGTGGTTCTATATGGTCTGTGGCAGGTATAACAGCATTAGCAATAAATGATCCGATGTCTGAACTAGCTATTACAGGTGGTGGTCCTTCTGACTTCAATATGCTTAATCAAAAAAGAAATACAGGCTGGCAACCATACAGTTTTAGGTTTCTTTTAAAAGATGAAAATGGTAAAGTACGCATGGGTAAGGATGGTAAACCTAGATATAGATATGTAAGTTTTAAAAGGTTAGATCCTTGGTCTTCTTTTCTTATGATGGCTGCCGATTCAGCAGCTATTACAGGTGGTCTTAGCCAACAAGATCGTGATGATTTTGGTGTTGCTGCTTCAGTTGCTTTAGGTCGTAATATTACAAACAAAACTTATTTACAAGGTATTACTGAACTTGCTGATTTGTTAGGAAAACCTTACAAAATGGAAAGTTGGCTTGCTAGAAGAGCAGCAGCTACTCTAAATCCTTTCAGTTCATTGGGTAGATCATTAACAAAAGCAACTGATGGTCAGATAATGGATAAAAGAGTAAGAGCAGGTGATGATGGGTTTGTAATACTTAGAAAGTTTCATAACGAATTAGCAGTAACAATTCCTGGTTATGGAGCTAATTTACGACCAATGAGAAACTTTATAACTGGTTCTATTATTGAATATCCAGTTGGTTATGGTCCTGACACTATGAGTCTCCTTAATCCAATTAAAGAAACAGATAGTATCAATAACAATGTGCTTACAACTCTTGATGATATTGGTGCAAGAATTACACAACCATCCGATGAATTATCTCTTACTAGATTAGCTAGTGGCGAAGCAATTGGAAGTGGGATAGAACTAACTTATGACGAACATCTTGATTTGATTGAAGAAACTGCTTTTGTAAAAATTAATGGTGTAACTATGGTAAGAGCTTTACACAACAGAATAAAACAAAAAGATTTTCAAGCACTAATGAAAAGTGTAAGAGGTGAACTAATAGAACAGAATAATATGGACATAGAAGTACAAGCACAAGAAGCTAATAGAGATTTGGCAGAAGGAATATTAAGAGATATTGTAAATAAATACAAAAAAGGAGGTAAGAAAATATGGCTAAGTAAAAATCCAGAACGTAACGTAGAATATAGAAAGAAACAAGCTGCTGTTAGAAAAGCAGCTAACGAGGACATTCTTGAAGGGTTTCAACAACTTAATTAATCATGGCTACTAACACCGTTGCTACAAAGCAAACTCATACCGCAGCTAATAATGCCAGTGGTAATACTTCTGGTCCTTATACAATATCTTTTGATTACTTATTAGAAAGTGATGTAGAAGTTAGAGTTGATAACACCTTAAAAACACAAACCACACACTATACATTTCCTAGTAAAACTTCTATTCAGTTTACTTCTGGTAACTTTCCAACAGCAGGGGCTGTTATAGAAATAAAAAGAAATACTGATA